CACAAAGCTTACGAGGGAACAAGAGACAAACTTCATTCGCTACTAACCGAACACGACTTATCGCTATGAGAGAGCAATTTATGAGGATAGCAATGGCAAGGCTCCGTAGCACCTACCCGTTCAAACCCCAACGCAGGGCAGTAGCTGCTCGGATGTGGGTAAAGTATTTAGACCGCAAAGCGATGGCGCAATGGTTCAAAGACCAAGAGGCTAATTTATGATTAGACCCTTTGTACTTGCGTTCCACAAGCAGAACTCGGGTGTATCACACCACAGGACATTTGCCCCCTTGATATGCCACAAGGGAGTAGATGTCTTTTTTATTGAGAAGATTACCGACATTGACCCTGAGATATGGCCGAAGGTAACGCACATCTTCACCTCAAGGATATTTCCTGTTGAGCCGTTTGATGACTTTGTAAAGCTCTGCCGTAAGGAAGGCATCAAGCTAATAGTTGATAACGATGATTGGTGGGTGCTGCCTCCTACCCATCCTTTGCTTGGGGTATATTCAGACCAAATGAAGATGAAGATTATCCGCTCTATGAAAGCAGCGGATGAGGTATGGGTGACCAATAAGCACCTTGCCTCAAAGGTCAAGAAGTACAATAGCAACATCCGAATCATACCAAACGCCATCAGCGTACCCACGTGGCAAGTAGAGAGAGAGCAAAGCGAAGAAGTACGCTTCGGGTATATCGGAGGCAACCACCACGCAGCAGACGTAAGAGAGTCCACAATCAACCTTGAGGGCTATCAAGGCTATGTCGCAGAGGTAGATGGCTATCCCGATATTATGAAGGCAAGCCATAGGCTACCTACTATGCCACCAACACACTACCACAAACTCTACGAGTTCTTTGACGTGAGCCTCGTACCGCTTACGACATCCGAGTTTGCCAAGTGCAAGTCGCACCTAAAGATGTTGGAGGCAGGTTTTAGCAAATGCGCTTTGATAGTGAGCAACACACAACCCTATTCACCTTATATCACCAAAGAGAACTGCATTGCCATCAAGCACCCAAGCGAATGGGCAGGAGCAATCAAGAGGCTAAGTGAAAACCCTAATCAAGTGGCTGATATAACAGAATCGTTATACGAGTATGTGCAAGATTTCACGATGGATAAAATAAACGAACTGCGATGCTTTACATAGTCACGCCCTGCTCACGCCCTCATAACCTCGTTAGGCTAAAACAACATATCCCTGCGTACGCAACGTGGGTTGTGATGATGGATGCCTCTACCAACTACAAGGGAGCAACAAGCGCATCAATCACACACTACTCCACACGCACGGGGGATATGGGCAACCCCCTACGCAATGAGTTCCTTGAATTGTATTCTGACTCTTTTACAAAAGAGGATTGGGTTTACTACCTTGATGATGACAATGTGCTGCACCCAAAGTTCCTTGAGGAGTGGAACAACCTAAATGCTTTGGACTGTTCTATCGTAACGTGGGGGCAAATAGGTAGGCTACGCCCTACCGACCAACCAAGAGTCGGCAACATAGATACCGCCTGCTATATGTTCAAGCCATACGAGCTGCCCAACCTACGCTTTGAAATGACCTACGAGGCAGACGGCACCTTTGCTCAAGCAGCATCCGAACAAGGAACACTTATCTGCGTAGAGCAGTACCTTTGTTATTACAACGCCCTAAAATGAAAGCATCAAAAGACATAGACGGGTGGTTCAACCACCAAGCAGCATACGACTACCTACTTGCCAATATGCCCGAAGACGGCACGTTCGTAGAGTTGGGGGCGTGGCTCGGTAAGTCATCGGCTTACCTATGCGACAAAGCAACACATCAAAACATCACAATCATTGACACTTGGAAGGGCTCACCTAACGAACTCACCACCACCCACAAGCTCGCAACGGAGGTAGACATATACGACCTGTTCTTAGAGAATATGGGTGAGCGCAAGTACAATGTAATCAAAGGAACATCCAAAGTAGCAGCAAAAATGTTTCTCAAGGAATCGTTAGACGTGGTATTCATAGACCTCACCCATACCTATGAAGCGGTAAAGGAGGATATCAAGCTATGGCTACCTAAAGTCAAGAAGGGAGGCTACATAGCAGGAGACGATTACCACGAACATTGGAAGGGAGTAATCCAAGCGGTAGATGAACTGCTACCCCGAGCTACGTTCATTGATGACTGTTGGATTTACCAAAGGTGAAGAACCACACAAAGGTCTATCTCAAAGGGATGGGCTACTCCACAACTGACTTTATACCTTGCGAGGTATGTCAAGGCAAAGCCGTAGACATCCACCACATAGAACCAAGAGGAATGGGTGGAAGCAAAATTGCTGATATCATAGAAAACCTGATGGCATTATGCAGGTCTTGCCACCACGAGGCTGACTTCGGAACTAAACTAAAGAAGGACTACCTTTACGAAGTTCACAACCACCATTTATCAAAAAGAGTTATTTAGTTATGCAAAGAGCAACAATCGGTACAATCATACCAAACCCCAAGAATCCAAGAATCATAAAGGATGACAAGTTCAAGAAGCTTGTAAAGTCTATACAGGAGTTCCCTCAGATGCTTGAGCTGCGTCCAATCGTAGTAGATAGCAATATGGTAGTGCTTGGAGGTAATATGCGCCTAAAGGCTTGCATTGCAGCAGGGCTTAAGGAAGTGCCGATTATCATAGCAGACAAACTGACCGATGCACAGAAGGATGAGTTTATAATCAAAGACAACGTAGGCTTTGGTGAATGGGATTGGGACTTGCTTGCCAACGAATGGGAGGTAAAGGATTTGTTTAATTGGGGTGTAGATATTCCATCAGCATATTTTGACGATGACAAAGAACCTGAGTTTGACAAGGATATGCTTGACGAGGCTCTTGATGGATACATAAACTCAAAGGTCAAGCAGATAACTCTGTACTTTGACAACCAACAATATGAGTATGTCCTTGAAAAACTTGAGGGACTTGCAAAGGAAAATCAATTAGAAAGCAATACAGACGTAATTATCTATTTACTTGAAAGCAATAGCAATAATCCCAAGTAAGCAACGTGCTGATGTATTTCAGAAAGTATGCCGACCCTTTGTTGACTCATTGGGAATTGATACAATCGTTATATTAGAAAAGGAGGACTACGAAAAGTATGACTACCCAAACAAGTTAATGCTTGAAAGAAGCAATGCAGGTATTTCTTATGCATTGTCGGAAGGTAAAAAATACGCAGAGCAAAACGGCTATGATGTTATTTTTAAGATAGACGATGACGTTTCGGCAGTTGGAAATATATCTGAAGACTTGCAGGATATGCTTGCATACTTTTCAAAACATAAGTCGTTAGGTGCCATTGTGTTCCCTTATGACTTCGAGTTTTACGCAAAAAGCAAGAAGCTATTTACGCACATAAACAAAAGAGTGCAAACTTGCTATTTAATTAGAACCTCCTCCTTTAGGCCTCGTGAGGATGTAAATACATTTGAAGACTTTTATCAGTTCTTCCAAATGGTAAACAATAATGAGTTTACTTTATTCTGCGCCCGCCACGCTATAAAGTGTAAACCCGTTGGCAGCGGAGCAGGCGGTCATCAAGCATTTGACAGAAAGCAACAGGCGGCAAATGAAATAAAGATATTTCAATCCATTGACCCAACTGTTAACGTAATTGTTAAGGAAGACAAGAGATGGTACTATGAGCCTAAACTTGTAGGTGAGCAATACAAGTCAAAGAAATTATGAAACGCATAGACCTTGAGCGCAAGCCAATAGACAAGGATAAGTTCAGAAAACGAACTGCCTTGCTTTCTGATGTAAGCACAACAATCAAAGAAGACTGCATTATTTATGTCAACAACGAACCTGTTGTCTTTTACAAAAAATTAGAAACCGACACTTCTGCTTTGCGGTGGGCAGTTAAAAATCAGAAATACTCAACGGGCAAAAGAAGCAGAGGACTTGAATCAACATCCAATATATTCGGATACTCCCCAAGAATTGCAATGCGTCACGACTATTGTAGCGTTACGGCAATGGCTAAAAACTACCCTAAGCAACATTACATAATTACAAACTTCGTAAGTGAGTTGGTTGACTACTACAAAGAGTACTTCCCACAACAATATGAACACCACACAGAAACTGTTAAGGAGCGAGTGATGAGTGATTGGACAATAGGAGCATCCCCATTTACAAGTGGCATAGTAAATAAAAACAATCAGCTTAAATACCACTATGATGCAGGGAACTTCAAAGGGGTTCTTTCAAATATGGTTGTATTCAAAAGCGACATCATTGGTGGTCACCTTGTAATTCCCGAATTAGACATTGCTCTTGAGGTTGCGGACAACACCTTAACAATTTTTAATGGACAAGATATTCTTCACGGGGTATCGGACATACAATACAAAAACGATTCATCGTACAGGTATTCTGTTGTTTACTATTCCCTTGAGCAAATGTGGAAGTGCGAACCTTTGGATGGTGAGATAAAGCGAATCCGCAAAGTAAAAACAGAACGAGAGAAAAAAAGATTAGACCCTGTTCATATGGATTCTTTGAAAAAAAGACAAGAAGAACTGAAGTCATATTCGGATAAAGAATTTTTTAAATCAGCAGAGAAGAATGACAAGTAGTGACATCCATAAAAAGGCAATGCTCGATGCGTTGGAGAAATCTCTCGGGGTAGTTACGTCTGCTTGCAAAAGCGTTGACCTGTCAAGGCAAACGCATTACCGATGGATGCAAGAGGACAAAGAATACAAAGCAGCAGTCGAAGAACTATCAGACGTAGCGATTGACTTCGCAGAGAGCCAACTGCACAAGCAGATAAAGGAGGGCAACTCCACCGCTACTATCTTTTTTCTAAAGACCAAAGGCAAGAAGCGTGGATACGTGGAACGCCAAGAGGTAGACGTATCTTCGGGCAAGCTATTTCAAATTGAAGTGCTTGGAGAAGATTCAGACCAATAAAGTATATAACCACCTAAAGCGCAGCGACAAGAAGATAGTCGTGGAGCAGGGCGGTACTCGTAGTGGGAAGACGTACAACATCCTGCTATGGGTGATTTTCTATTATAGCACAACAGAAAGCAACAAGACAATTACGATATGTCGTAAGACGTTCCCTTCGCTTCGTGCTTCGGTGATGCGGGACTTCTTTGAGATACTTCGTGCCAACGACCTGTACAACGAGGCTTACCACAACAGGTCAAGCCACGAGTATTATCTGAATGGCAACCTTGTGGAGTTCATAAGCCTTGACCAACCGCAGAAAATACGAGGGCGCAAGCGCAACCTCCTGTACATTAACGAAGCCAACGAGCTGACGTTTGAGGATTGGCAGCAGCTTATTATGCGAACTGAAGACAGGGCAATCCTTGACTACAACCCTTCGGATGCGTTCCATTGGATTTATGATAAGGTGGTGACCCGTGATGACTGCGACTTCCATCAGACCACCTACCTTGATAACCCGTTCCTTGATAGCAGCATCCGAAATGAAATAGAACGCTTGCGTGATACCGATAGCGACTATTGGAGAATCTACGGACTCGGAGAACGTGGGATGAGCAGAGCCACCATCTTCCAATACGGGCAAGGAGAGATACCAACGGATGCCACGCTCTTATGTCACGGGATGGACTTCGGGTACACCAACGACCCAACGGCACTTGTGGCAGTTTACAAGTCGGGAGACAATCTGTATGTGGATGAGCTTATCTACCGAACGGGTATGACCAACCCCGACATCAGCAACGTATTGAACTCTCTTGGGCTTGACAGACGCACGGAGGTATTTGCTGACTCTGCTGAACCCAAAAGCATCGAGGAGTTGCATCGTATGGGGTGGAACGTGAAACCCACGCAGAAGGGCGCAGATAGCGTTATAGTGGGCATTGACGTACTGAAGCGGCACAAGCTATTCGTAACACCACGAAGCAGCAACCTAATCAAGGAACTTCAGAACTACAAATGGGTAGAAGACAAGAACGGCAACCTGCTCAACAAACCGATTGATGCATTCAATCACGCCATTGATGCACTCAGATATGCGACCTACAACAAACTCAGCAGACCTAACTTTGGCAGGTATGCCATACGCTAAAACTAAAAGGTTATTTTAATACAATGGAACTAAAGGTAATTGTACCCACCGACCTGTCGGAGATAACGCTTGACCAATACCAACGCTTCGTGCGCTTGGATGGCGATGAGGAGTTCCTCAGTCACAAGATGCTTGAGATATTCTGCGGAGTGCCTCTTGCCAAGTTGCCCAACGTAAAGTTCAAAAGCCTCGCAGGGGTAGTCAACCGACTCAATGGTATGTTTGGCACCAAGCCATCCCTTAAGCAAGAGTTCAATCTTGATGGTAAGACATTTGGATTCATTCCAAGCATTGAGGACATTAGCTTTGGCGAGTACGTTGACCTTGACAACTATATGGCAGACACGCTGAACCTGCACAATACGATGGCGGTTTTGTACCGACCTATTACGCAACGAGCAGGCAAGCGATACGACATTGAGCCATACGAATCAGCAGAGAAGTATAGCGACTTAATGAAGCAGGCTCCTATGGATGTTGTATTAGGCGCAACGCTTTTTTTTTATCGTTTAGGAAACGACTTGTTGACCGCTACAATGAACTCTTTGGAGAAGCAGAGAATGAGTACTCCACAGAATCACAATTCGGAAGGAAGTGGGGATGGTACTCCTCATTCTACCACCTTGCTAAAGGAGATGTCACAAAGTTTGAGGATGTGGGAAGATTGGGCGTTCACCAATGCCTCACCCTTCTCACGTTTGACAAAGAGCGAAATGACATTGAACGAAAGCAATTAGAGAAACTAAAGAAATGAGACAGTTCTACGACATCACCACCAAGCTAAAAGATACCCTTGAAGCCAATAGCCAAGTCAGCGTGGTCACCACAGGGGATATTTTCGACATAGACCTAAACAAGCAGACCATCTTCCCTTTGTCGCACATCATCATCAACCAAGCAACATTCGAAGGACAAATAGTGCGGATGAATGTAAGCATCGTGTGTATGGACTTGGTAGATGAAACCAAAGAGAATCCTCGCTTGCAGGCAGAGCCGTTCTATGGCGTGAGCAACGAGCAGAACATCTTGAACACGCAGCTCGCAGTAATCAACGATGTCATCACAGAACTGCGCAGGGGTACTCTGTACACCGACCTTTATCAGTTGGATGGTACGGCCTCTTGTGTTCCCTTTAGCGAGAGGTTTGAGAACCTGCTTGCAGGGTGGACTGCTACGTTTGACGTGCTGCTTGCAAACACCGAGATAAGCATCTGCTAAAATGGCACGGGAGGATTTGCTTGCTTCGGTGCTTGTTAAGTTTGGCAAATATGTCATTCAACAGGCGAGGACTAATCTCTCTCGCAAGAAGCAAAACGTATCGGGCAATCTATACAAGTCTCTAAAGTATAATATCTACTATTCAAATAATAAGTTCTCCCTTACGTTCTCAATGGATGAGTATGGTGAGTACCAAGACAAGGGAGTAAGGGGCGCAAAGAGCACCTATTCAAGCGCAGGGGGGTCTCCCTACAAGTACACCAACAAGATGCCACCCGTAAGTGCGTTTAGTCAATGGGCTATCAAGAAGGGATTGGATGGCGTACGAAATAAGAAGGGGCAGTTTGTAAAACGCAAAAGCCTTCAGTTTGCATTAGCACGGAGCATCTACGAGAAAGGAATTCCTGCAACAAAGTTCTTCAGCACACCTTTTAAGATAGCGTTCAAAAATCTACCTACTGAATTAGTAGAGGCGTTCAAACTAACAGAACAAGACTTCAAAGCATTTACCACAAAATGAGTACACCTACTGCATCCACCCCAAGCAGCCTTTCAATGGGGCGCAGCCCTTTATTTGTCACGGGCAAGAACAACGCCCTTGCTGCTGACCAACTTGATTCAATGACTCTTCAGTTAAAGATTTACAATGGCCTAAAGGCATCGCCCCCTGCTACTGCAAACTATTCTTTAAGTAAGAATTATTCTATCAACGAGGTCATCAACTTTGAGGTGAGCGACCTTGTACGCTCGGAGTTCTACCACGACTTCAGCGTATGGAACGACATAGGCTACACGCAGAGTCCGCAGGGTGAGGCGTTGTGGGTTTCACCTATTGGCGATTGGGTCTATTCAAATAACGGAGCCGCACCTGAATCAGCGGTATGGGCAACAGGCAGCTCTTTGGCGTTCCTTGCTACTGATGGATGGGCTACCCGTGATAACATCGCCCCCGTTGCGGTATCACAACCCGTGCTTGCAACGAGCAGAGACAGGCAGGTGCTTGTGGGGAACTACGAATCCCTTGCAATCAACAATAGCAGCACAAATGCTCTTGCCAAAATTATCATCAGTTGGCAGAGTGGTGATTCTGATGATTTCTATGTGAGTGCCGTAAGCGCAGCACCACCCGACAGAACAACAAACAATAGCCAAAACCTTGTAATCTACGCGGGAGTCGGCCCTGCAAACCTTGAGAACAATCCTTATTTACCTACGGAGATAAAGCCAAGCGAGCAACCTAATGGTGGCATAGGGCAGTACTACGATGTGATTCTAAAGAACGCAGGCAATACCACACTTGCAACGGTGAGGTACTATGTTCAATGCGAGGTCAAGTACACGCCTGTACAGGTAGCGTTCATCAACCGCTTTGGCGTTGCTGACTTCATTACGTTCTTCAAGCGCAGCGATGAGCGCGGAACCTTCACGCAGGACTCCTACCAAAAGAGCATCTACAATGATGGCTTTACCACCCCTTCATTGGAGGTAGGCAAGTACCAATCCTTCAACGTCAACTCTCGCAACACCCTAACCCTAAACACGGGGTTCGTTGACCAAGACTACGATGAAACCATTGAGGACATTCTGATGAGTGAGTACGTTGCGGTTTATACTAATAGTAATTGGGTGAGTGTTGTTCCTCAGCGTGGAACTATGGAGTACCAAAAGAGCGTGAACACAAAACTTATCAATTACACAATGTTATTTGACTTTGGATTTGATGAGCGCAGCTTGGTACGATGAACAAGGTAGATATTTACGTCAACGACTTTCGGCTTGACCTGTTTGATGATGAGGAGATAAGCATCAACCTGTCGGTGCAGAACGTACAGGACATCAGCAAGGTGTTCACGGACTTTACGCAGGGGTTCACCATTCCTGCAAGCCCACGCAATAACGAGATACTTCAGCACTACTACAATGCCAATATCACAAGTTCCGTTATCACTACGGAGACGGGCGGTAGCCCCGTATGGAATAGCATCGGCATTACTTGGAACTCTTTTAACACCGCTTGGAACTCAGGTGCGACAAGCACAAGTGTTGCCAATACTTTTGACGGAAGGTTAAGGCAGCCTGCGCAAATTGAAATAAACTCTATCCCATTCCGCTCAGGCGTTATTGAGGTTGAGGGTGTGCAGTTGAAAGGCACAGAGCCGTATGCGTACACCTTGACGTTCTATGGGGATTTGGTAACGCTTTCTGACTTGTTTGGCGAGGACTATCTGTATGACCTTAACTTCAGCGAATATGACCATCAGTATTCAGATACTGCAATCTATGATAGGCTGACTACCGACACCTACGCTCCGTTGTTTTATCCGCTATGCAGTCCTGTAAAGAATTGGTTTTATCAAAGTGGTTCGGGCGCAGGTGCTGACAATGAGAACAACATTGCTCACAAAACAGGTGGCGTAGGTAAACGTGGAATCCGTTACTATGAGTTAAAGCCTGCGTTGAAGGTTACGGCTATTCTTGATGCGATGGAGCAGAAGTATGGCATCACGTTTACAGGAGCATTCTTGGCTGCTACTCCGTTTGTTGATTTGTCGCTTTGGCTGCATCGGTTTGAGGGGTATCTATTTGCAGGAGGTAACGACATTGCTTATCAGTTAATAAATATGAACCGAAACACAGGTAGCGGTTCGCAGTTTAATTTAACTACCGATACTTGGGCAGTTGTGGAAAGCAAGCAATATGACTTACAGATTACAATGCAAAATGTAAGCGAGGACTATGAGCTTGCGGTTTTCCGTAATGGAGTCCTTGACTTTACGACATTGGTTGATGCTCACGCTGCTTCTTCTGTAACTACAAATATGGCTGCTTTGTCGTTTACCGCAGGAGATGCGGTGCAGTTGTTTATACGTTCGCAGACTCGCGAATCAATGACTTACCAATGCACGGACTATTCGGGTATTGATAGCGATACGGCTGCAAGTGATTTTTCAGTAGACCAAACTGCATCTGCAGCCTACTCTTTTATATTAGTAGTGCAAGATATAATGCCTGAAATAAAGGTCAAGGACTTCTTGGCAGGCATTATTAGGATGTACAATATGGTGATTGTGCCAAGCGGCACAAGTTTCTTGCTTCAGCCTTTGGATGATTGGTATGCAGCAGGAGCAACAAACGATTTGCAAGACTACATTGACATCACCGAGTATGATGTAAACCGCCCTGCGCTATACCGAGAGATTGAGTATAAGTACCAAGAGACAGAGCAGATACTCGGCTTTCAATATCAACGCTTATATGGTCAAGGCTTTGGTGACCTGCGAACCTTCTTTACATTTGATGGTGAGCAGTTTCTTGTTGAGGTGCCGTTTGAATGTCCGCTATTTGAGAGGCTGACAGACCAACATCCACCCACAAGTCTTACGAACGTACTTGTGTATAAAAGCATCACAAGTGAGGCAAACGAGGATGGTACGTTTAACCCCTACTTGGGTGCGCCGATTCTGTTCTACGGATATTTTGATGCCTATAACTTATCCGCAAATTCTTTGACATTTGTAAACTCAGATGGCACTCACGAACAAGTGAACGTTGCGTGGTACGCAAATACTTCCAACCGCTATCAAAGTGCAGGGGCATCGCATTCTATTTGCTTTGGAGTTGACAATGACCCCTATCATTTGGAGACCATAAACCGCAGCCTTTACAATACGGAGTGGGTTGACTACATCACCGACCTATACAACCGCACCCGTAGGATTTACTCGGTTGAAGCAGTCTTGCCATTGGGTAAGATGGCAACGCTTGAGATGAACGACACGATTATTTGGAACAACAACAAGTACGTCATCAACAACGTGCAGTTGAATCTAACCACAGGCCGAGCAACATTTGAACTCCTCAACGTAGTATGAAGACAGGATATTTAAGTTATTTGATAGAACTCTTGCAGTTAGAGGAATGGCGCAAGGAGTCAGAGGCGATTGATATTGCCAAAGGCAAGTACGCAATTCCCAAGACTTGGGATGAGTTCTTAAAACGCAGATAATGGCAGTAGTAGAAACGATACGCATTGATGGTGACTCCTCGCAGTTTGACGCTGCCGTTAAGGATTTAATCTCAGGCATCAACCAACTAAATAAGTCTATTGACAAAATTGGCCCCGAAGCCAAGCGGTCTTTTGGGCAGGCTGAAACTGCCGTTAAAGGCGTAAAAGAAGAAGTTAAAGAAACGGGCAAGAGTGTTAAAGATTTAATTAAAAACATCACCGCTCTTGGCGTTATCACAAAACTAACTGATGCAGCAAGTGAAGCATTTACAGGCAATCAGAAAGTAGTTGACACGCTAAATACGGGATTGTTCTCTGCGCAAATCCTAATTAGTAATCTAATTGATTATTTTTCAGGTGGCGGTGGAAGTTTAGCGGATGCCTTTAGGGGTGTTACCTCCCAAGCAAAAGAATTGGTAGACCTGCAAAATCAATCTAAACTTGCAGAAGTTGAGCGCATCAGGTTACAATTTGAATATCAAACCCTCGCAGAGAAAGCTCGGCAGCTCCGCGATGATGAATTGTCAAGTATTGATGAGCGCATCAGCAAGAATGATTTGCTTAATGATATTCTTATAGAACAATTATCCGAAGAGGGCAAAATGGTTCAAACAAAAATTGCAGCAGCTCAGGCTGAGGTCAATCGTTTGGATAACATTGAAAACCAAGTTGCGCTTGCACAAGCATTGACGGAGGAGTTTGATATTCAAGAGCGCATCCTTAGTCAGACATCAGAATACCTGTCTAACCAACGTGGCCTTGAGCGTGAGCGTTTAGAATTGCAAAAACAAATCAACGAGCGCAAAGCCATTGAAGCTGAAACGGGCGTTGAGCAGCGTGATGATGAACAGGCGCAAGATATGGTCATTTATGACTTCAAAGTAAGAACTGAAAGGGAGCTTGCTGAAATGGAGTATGAGAGATACTACAACGGCTATCAGGTACGGAAAGATTTTCTGCTTCAGCAGATTCAAGCCGCACAAGATGCAGGCCTAACCGAGAACGCCCAATACCAAACTCTACTTGATGAGAAATATCAATTAGATGTTGAGTATTTTGAAAGGTCACGAGATTTAGCCAATCAACGCAGAGAGTTTAATTTGCAATCATTAAGCGATGCAGTAAAAACAACGGGTCAAGCAATTGATGCAATATCTGCTTTTTACGAGGCACGGTATGCTAACGATGAGAAGAACGCAGAGAAAGCGTTCAACATACAAAAGAAACTATCTATCGCCCAAGCCGTAGTACAGGGAGTAGAGAGTGTGGTGAATGCTTATGCAACGGCTCAAAAATCACCGCTCACAAGCGTGTTCCCTGCTTACCCCATAGTGGCGGCAGGTGCAGCCGCTGCATTCTCAGCAAGCCAAGTGGCACTAATAGGCAATCAGCAGTTTCAATCCGCATCAGCGGGAAGTTCTTCAAGCTACGACTCAGGCGCTTCGGTACCATCGCAACCCGCAAACTTTAACATCGTATCAAAAAGCGGTAACAACATCTTAATGGAAAGCATAGCCTCACAATTTGACAAGCCTATGAAGGCGTATGTCGTGAGTGGCGAGGTTATTTCAGGAACGCAACTTGACCGCAGGCGCATACGCACCGCAACCTTTGGATAATATGAAACTGATAGAACTAATACTTGATGAAACGATGCTCCTCACGGGCATTGACGCAATCTCCCTTGTAGAACACCCTGCTATTGAGGAGGACTTCATTGCGCTCAACTCACAAAGGGTGGAGTTCGCTACGCAGAGCGATGAGAAGCGCATCCTTATGGGAGCAGCACTCGTACCAAACAAACCTATCTACCGAGCAGAAGGGCAAGAGGAGTTCTATGTGTACTTCAGCGAAGCGACCATCCGCAAAGCAAGCGAGATGTTCTTTCAGAAGTCCAAGCAGAACAATGCTACCCTTGAACACGAGGTAGGCATCAACGGCCTCACGGTTGTGGAGTCTTGGATTATCGAAGATGACGTACAAGACAAGAGCAAGAAGTACGGCTTTGATTTGCCCGTAGGCACTTGGATGGTTAGTATGAAAGTCAACAACCCTGATATTTGGACAAACTTTGTCAAGACAGGAAAGGTCAAAGGATTCTCTATTGAGGGGTACTTCGTGGACAAGCTAAACCTTGCCAAACAAGAGATGGCGCATCTTGAGGAGCAGGAAGCAGCGTTGATGCTTGCACAGATTGTTGCTATCATCAAAAGAGATGGCCGCAAGAAGTCGGGAACACGCACTGAGATGGAATCGTTTACTGACTATCCCGATGCGGTACGCAACAACGCCAAGCGTGGTATTGAACTAAACGAGAAGAACGGCAATAAGTGTGCAACGCCTGTCGGTAAGGTAAGGGCGCAGCAGCTCGCACAGGGAAAGCCTGTGAGCGTAGAGACCATCACACGGATGTACTCGTACCTATCAAGAGCCGAAGAATACTACGACGAAGGAAATAGCGAAGCCTGCGGTACAATATCATTCCTACTATGGGGAGGTCTTGCAGGTAAGCGTTGGGCAGAATCTAAACTAAAAGAACTTAACAATGAATAGACCACAAAAACTCCCCGTAGCCTCACCACGAGGTGGAAGGCGTGGGTGCCTATGCCCCGACAATACCTACAAGTCAATCTGCTGCGACGGCTCTCTTGCTGCGCAGGGTATCGGCTCCCTTGTCGGACAAGGAACCGTAGTTATTAATCCCTAAAAATGTTACAAATAATCAAAACCCCTTTAATTAGTTAGATATGAAAGCAAACAATATCCTAAACCGCATCCTTGCCGAGCTGTCCTCCATCCGTGAGGTTAAGTTTGAGCAAATGACACTTGAGAACGGAGCCGTTCTTGAGGCAGAATCATTTGAAGCAGGTAACGAAGTATTTGTCCTTAGTGGCGATGACCGCGTTGCTGCTCCTGTTGGCGAACACCTCCTCGAAGATGGTCGTGTACTCGTTATCACCGAAGAAGGCGTTATCGCTGAAATCAAAGAAGCCGCTGCTGAAGCAGAGGTAGAAGTTGAGGTTGAGGCCGAAGCAGCTACTGAACTTGCTGATATGCCAATGGCAGAAGAAGCCCCTGCGGTTGTTGCAATCATTGAGAAGGTTCTCGAGGAGATTGCAATGATGCGTGAGGAGATGAAAGGAATGCGTGAGGAGATGGGCGGCTACGCCAAGAAGGAGGAGATGGCTGCGGTTAAAGCAGAACTATCTGCCGCACCTGCTGCGAAAGCCATCAAGCACAACCCCGAAACAAAGCAAGTCCAAAAGATGAGTTCTAACCGCCCCGAAAGAGCGATTGACCGAGTCCTTGCACGAATCAACAACTAACAAATAAACAATGGCTACAACTACTTCAATCACTACTTCGTACGCAGGTCAATTTGCCTCGAAGTACATCTCTGCTGCTCTTTTGAGCGCAAACACGCTTGACAAAGGTCTCATTGAGATTCTTCCAAACGTAAACTACCGCACCACCCTTCAGAAGGTGAACACTAACGACATCGTAAAAGATGCCACTTGTGATTTTGATGCAACTTCTACCTTGACTTTGACTGACCGCATCCTTGAGGTTGAGCCATTTCAAGTGAACTTGCAGCTTTGCAAGAAGGACTACTACGATTCTTGGATTGGTGGTCAAATGGGTTTCTCTGCTTACGATAGCATCCCTGCTTCTTTCGCTGACTTCCTTATCGCCCACGTTGCCGCAAAGACTTCACAGAAGATTGAGCAGAACATTTGGAACGGAGCTGCTGCTTCTGCAGGTGAGTTCTCAGGATTCCTTTCTTTGATGACTGCTGACTCTGACGTTATTGACGTAACTGCCACAACCGTGACGGCTGCAAACGTAATCACCGAACTTGGTAAAGTTGTAGATGCTATTCCTTCTGCCCTTTATGGCAAGGAAGACCTTCAAATCTTTGTCCCACAAAACGTAGCAAAGGCTTATGTCCGTGCGCTTGGTGGATTCGGAACTTCAGGTCTTGGAGCGAATGGTGTTGACAACAAAGGCACTACTTGGTACGGCAACGGAGACTTGTTCTTTGATGGCATCAAGGTTGTTATGTGTAACGGCTTACCTTCAAACAAGATGGTCGCTGCTCAGGCTTCAAACTTATTCTTCGGAACAGGTCTTTTGAACGAGCGCAACGAAGTTCGTGTACTTGATATGGCTGACCTTGATGGTTCAGACAACATCCGTGTAATCCTACGCTTCTTCGCAGGAGTTCAGTACGGCATCGGAGCTGACGTAGTTCTTTACTCTTAATACGAGTTAATGTAAATCAAGAGGGGGCTTGGGCTATGTCCTCGCCCTCTTTTTTAATTCTAATAAAACAAAGAAACAATGGCGTGTGATTTAACTAAAGGCAGGGCAGTACCCTGTAAAGACGTAGTAGGTGGCATTTATGCCGTGTACTTTGTAGACTTCGGTGACTTGGGTACCGTTACCCTCACCAACGATGAAATTACCAACATCAGTGGTACTTTCTCTGCTTACCAATATCTTGTAAAAGGTAACTCATCTTTTGAGCAGACCTTTAACTCAAGCCGTGAGAATGGTACTACCTTCTTCACGCAGACTTTGAATTTGACGTTGACCAAATTGACAAAGGAGGACAACAAAGAATTGAAGTTGCTTGCTTATGGTCGGCCTTACGTGGTCGTTCAAGACTACAACGGCAACGCCTTTATGATGGGTCTGAACTACGGAGCCGAAGTAACAGGTGGAACGATTGTAACGGGTGCTGCTATGGGTGACCTATCGGGCTATACCTTGACAATGGAGGGACAGGAGCAACTTCCTGCTAACTTCATCGCAGGTGCTACTACTGCCAATCCATTCGCAGGACTTGCAGGTGCAGTTGAAACGATTGTAGTGGGTTCTAACTCGTAAATGAATTAGGGGGGCGCAAGCCCCCTTATATTTACAAATAAAATGAGCAAGCAAATATTTTCTAAAATCGCCAAGATTGGCGAGGAAGTACGCGACGCAGAATCAATGAAGGTTGAGTTTGCAACAGTTCAAAAACTCTCTACTATGACTGATGAGGTTGAGAAGGCATACAATAAGTTTAACAATGATTACACAAAGTTGCAATCTGCAGTTAAACCTGTTGTGAGCTCAGGAGAAACACTATTAACACTTACGGGGTCTCTTAAAAATGAGTACTCTATATTGGCTGCCGACTTTAAAAAGATTGGACTTAATATTAATGACTATGACGAAGGCAAAAGGTACAACAGATTGAACGCCATCGACCAAGAGGGCACAATTGAAGATATGATAAGAGAAGCGAAGATTTTACTTTGATTGTTCTATTAAACAAAATAATGCAAATAGATTAAGATTGGGGCGTAAGCCCCTTTTCTATTTTCAAACAAACCGAAAGTAAAAGGTTATTTATTTAAGATGCATATCCTTCAAGTATCAGCCTCGCCGCAAGCGATTGTAATCATACCACGCACATTCCCTGCGAGCGTTACGATTGCGCTGATTGATGAATCAACAAACACCACCGCAACACCTGCGGTTACGGCTGCCTCTGCTAATGGTTTTATGACGCTCACAGGCACGTTCAGCCTTGTCAACAATAGATTCTATGGCTTGAAGGTATTCGCATCGGGAAATCTAATATATCGGGACAGGGTATTCGTAACTTCGCAAACAGACTACGAGAAATTTACGGTGAACCAAAACGTCTACACCGAAGAAACAAGCTATGACAATGAGTACATCATCATCTAAAGTCCACGTTGTGAACTTCAGTTCCTACACCACACCTGTTGTAAAAGAGGTGCAGGGTAAGGACTATGTAGAATACGGAGACAACAACGACTATTTCGGGTATCTAATTGACCGCTACAACGGCTCACCTACCAATAACGCCATCCTCAACTCGTTGATGGATATGACCTTTGGTAAGGGCTTGGATGCAACGGACTCTGCCAAGAAGCCGAGCGAGTACGCAGCGATGCGTGGTTTGTTCACGAAAGCCTGCTTGCAGAAGGTTGTTGCCGATTACGTTATGATGGGTCAATGCAGTATGCAGGTAGTTTACTCGCAAGACCACAATACCATCGTAGAGGTGCAGCACATCCCCGTAGAGACGCTGAGAGCCGCAAGGTGCAACGAAGATGGCGAGATTGAAGCGTACTACTACGCAAAGGATTGGACAGACGTAAAAGGTAGAAAAGAAACTGCGGTACGCATCCCTGCGTTTGGCACAAGCAAAGAGGGATTAGAGATTCTGTACATCAAGCCATACCGAGCAGGATTCTACTACTACTCCCCCGTTGACTATCAAGGTGGCCTGCCCTATGCAGAACTTGAGGAGGAGATTGCCAACTACCACATCAACAACATTCAGAACGGCCTCTCGCCTTCGATGCTGATTAACTTCAACAACGGAGTACCGAGTGAGGAGGAGCGCAGGAGCATCGAGCAGCAGATTGCAACAAAGTTCAGCGGCAGTTCAAACTCGGGTAAGTTTATCCTTGCGTTCAATGACAATAAAGACCTTGCGGCAACTGTTGACCCTGTGCAGTTATCGGATGCTGCGGAGCAGTACCAATTCTTGAGTGCTGAAGCCACGCAGAAAATAATGGTGTCGCATCGCATCGTAAGCCCTATGCTATTGGGTATTAAGGACAATTCAGGACTCGGCAACAACGCAGAGGAACTGAAGACCGCATCTACACTTTTGGATAACCTTGTTATCCGCCCCAAGCAGGAGATTATCATTGACGGCATAGATATGATTCTTGCGTACAATGACATTAGCCTAAACTTGTACTTCAAGACCCTTCAGCCTTTGGAGTTCACCGAAGACGTAGTTACGCCTATGGATATGGAGACTCGTGAGGAGGAGACAGGCGTTAAATTGTCAAGCCAAGAACCGAGCGATGAGATGTTTGAGGAGGCGTTTGCTGCTTTAGAAGAAGTAGGCGAGTTCGTGAATATGGATGAATGGGAGCTTGTAGATGAACGACCCGTTGACTACGATGCGGAGCAGGCATTAAGCAAGTACGCTTTTGCATCAACAGGCAGCGCATTCCCAAATGCCAAGAGCAGCCAAGACGGAGTAACTGAAGAAGGCAAGAGGTACAAGGTTCGTTATGCTTACGCTCCCGAATCTACAAAGACCAATAGCCGTGAGTTCTGCAAGAAGATGGTATCAGCAGGCAAGGTGTACCGCAAAGAAGATATTGAGCGTATGGATGGTCAAGCCGTCAACGCAGGCTTTGGCATATCGGGAGCAGCAACCTATTCAATATGGCTATACAAAGGCGGTGCAAGGTGCCATCACTTTTGGATGCGCAAGACGTACTTGGCAAAGGGCGAAGGCGTAACTCCCGATGTTGGCAACCCCAACGCAGAGGTGAGTGTAAACAAGGCAAAGAAGGAGGGCGTGGTACTTGAGACCAATCCTACAAACGTAGCTAAGCGACCTGTTGATATGCCCAATCAAGGATTTGTAAACCCACGATAAGATATGGCAACGGCATTATTCATCAAAAGAGAGGACTTGGTTCGCAACACCGCGATTGGCGGTAACGTGGACACGGACAAGTTTATTCAGTTCATCAAGATAGCACAGGAGATACACATCCAAAACTACACAGGCACGAAGTTGTACGACAAGATAAGCGATGACATCATTGCAGGAACTCTTGCCAATCCTTACTTGGCTCTTGTAAACGACTACCTTCAGCCGATGTTAATCCATTGGGCTATGGTGGAGTACTTGCCTTTTGCTGCTTATACCATCGGCAATGGTGGGGTGTTTAAGCACAACTCCGAGAATAGCACTACCGCAGAAAAGATTGAGGTTGACTATTTGGTAAACAAGGCTCGTGACTTAGCGCAGTACTACACCGACAGGTTCATCACATATATGAGCTACAACCAAGCCTCATTCCCACAATACAACTCAAACAACAACGCAGACGTTTACCCTGATACGGATGCGAACTTTGCATCTTGGGTGTTATGAGTGGTAAGAAACAGACCTACACGCCTAAGCGTAGCAACATCGTGAAGTTAAAGAGTTATTTAGACAATGGGCATACAAGGCGATTGGGGACAGGGAGCAGCAAACAATGACATCTATTGGGGTCAAGCTGCTGCAACGAATAGTATCTCTTGGGGTATGGTTCAGCCATTGTCTTATGGTCATCCGACTACAAACCTTTATGGTGCTAACGAGCAGGAGGTTTGGCAGTCAATAGTAGAAATTTGGAACACTTGGTCAACAACTTGGGAAGCATAAAATTATGGGAACAACATTAACGGGGACAACCCCACAGGACACATACGACTCACTTATCAAAGTGACGGACAACGGGCCTCTTACGGGGTCACTAAAGAAACTGACTGACGGATTAGGTAACGATTCTTCTTTGTCTTTGTCAACGGCTGCTGCTTCCCTTTCGGGAACTTTAGCAGTAACGGGAACATCTACCTTTAATAGCGGTCAGAACGTATTGTATGCTTCGTTTGACAATGATGCCGCTTTATTTCAGCGTGTTGGTGCTTATGGTGCGGTTGTTCGTTTAGGTCGTAGTGGAGTAAGTCAAACGGCAACTATTGACTATCCTGCTGATGGAACTTTTGCAGTTAGCACCGCAGGCGTTGAGCGTATTCGCGCCACCGCAGCAGGCAACGTAGGCATCGGCACGATTTTGCCTCTTTCATTGCTTGACATTGAGAATAGTAGCGGCTCAACACTTACGCTTGGTACTGCCGCAGCAGCAGGTACTACAGGTGCAAAAAAGTTTACAACCATAAATCTTAACGGATATAATAACAATACAATGGCTCAAATCCAATCTTGGGATGAGTCAGCAAGCACGGGTCAAGGGTATTTAACATTTAGCACATTTACGGGGTCGGCATTAACCGAAAAGTTACGCATCCTTTATAATGGCGGTATAACCTTCAACGGGGACACCGCAGCAGCCAACGCCCTTGATGACTACGAAGAAGGCACTTGGACTATGGGTGT